GGCGCGCCAGGAAGAAGCCAGGAGGGCAGAGGAGGAAAAGGCGGCAGCTGTAGAGCGGGCGAAGGCAGAAGCGGCACAGGAAGTGATAAACAGCCTGATCCCGGACGATGGGGATGAAACGGAGCTGTACGAGTACAGGATATCGCTTTCCGCAGATGCCAAGGAGAAGCTGGAAATGTACATGGACAGCGTAGGAATCGAATGGGAGATGATGTGATGGGAGAATCTGGGAGAAATATGATTTATTCCGCAATCTGCGGAATCATGGAAGATATCGGAGTAGTTGGGAAGAACGACACGAATAAGCAACAAGGATTCAAATACCGCGGAATCGATTCGGTTATGAATGCCCTGAATCCTGCAATGATAAAGCATAAGATATTCTGTGTCCCGGAAGTCCTTGAACAGACCAGGGAGGAAAGGACGACTGCGAAAGGCGCCACCCTAATCTATTCTGTCTGCAAGATGCGATATAGGTTCTATGCCACTGACGGCTCCAGTGTCGATGCCGTGGTGGTCGGAGAGGGCATGGACAGCGGGGACAAGGCCACCAACAAGGCCATGTCCGTGGCGTTCAAGTATGCTTGTTTCCAGACTTTTTGTATACCTACAGAAGACTTGATGGATGACCCTGACGCTGATTCCCATGAAAACACTAAAAAGGTGGACAAAGGGACTTCGCAGCCAAATATTGATGATGAACGCAATAGACTGCTGGAAGAACTAAAAGGAGAGCTTGTCAGGACAGGATATGGATGGGGGGCCGTGACAAAGACCTATAAAGTTGACAGTATTGACAATTTGACAAAGCTGCAGATTAAGGACTGCATCGCCAAAATGAAGAAGCAGCCAGATAAGGCGGCATCCTGATGAAATTCACGGCGAAAATCAAGGACATAGGCCGAACCCTGGCTGGCAGCCTGACAATAATCTTAGAAAGCCAGCAGATGGACGTAGCGGCGGCGACAGAGCTGTATCAGGCGGACGGCCTGGATGTGGAGATTAGGAAGAAACGAAAGAAGCGCAGCCTTGACGCGAATGCCTATTACTGGAAGCTTGCGTCAGAGGTGGCGGACGAGCTCCATGTGAGCAAGCCCTATATCCATAACTATCTATTGCGAAAATATGGCCAGATAGAGGTCATAGACGGCCAGGGCGTGTATATGGTTCTTCCAGACACTGAATCGGCGCAGAAGTCCATAGACGAAGAGCAGACATACCATTTAAAGCCCACATCACAGGTAAAGGAGGGGAAGGGCGGCATCATGTATCGGACGTATATGATGCTGAAAGGCTCCAGCAAGTATGACACGAAGGAGATGTCGCACCTCATAGACGGTCTTGTCAGCGAGTGCAAAGAGATGGGGATAGAGACGCTTCCACCTGAGGAATTGGAAAGGATGATGTCAGAGTATGAAAAAAGGTATAAAAAGCGTACTGACGGATGATTTGGAACATTGCTATATCACCGGAAGCAGCAACGTGGCAATTCACCATGTCTTTCCGGGAGCGGGGCGGAGAAGCCTTTGCGAGAAATACGGATTCATTGTTCCACTGGAACCGGCGCTGCACAATATGTCCGATGCATCCGTACATAGCAATCCGAATACCGGACTTGACCTGCGGTTGAAGCAGGAGTGCCAAAAGTATTTTGAGGGGCATTGCGGTTCCAGGGGAAAGTTCATAGAGGTATTTGGGAAGTCGTATGTTTAAATTTGGTAACTGTTAACTTTCATGCAAGTTACAATTCATCACAGCCTAAGGCGGCGGGGCAATTCGCCGCCGGAAAGGGGGTTCCATGTGGAATACTTGCTGATAATACCAGGCCGGCTTTCCAGCCTGAACAAATACATAGAAGACGAGCGTGCGAACATGTATAAAGGCGCGGCATTGAAGCGGAGGAACGAGAAATCCATCGCCATAGCGATAAAGCAGTGCCTTAAGGGTGTTAAGATTGAAAGGCCTGTGGAAATGCATTATCTATGGGTTGTCCCAGACAGGCGTACGGACAGGGACAATATAGCGTTCGCGAAGAAATTCGTGCAGGATGCGCTTGTGAATGCTGGAGTGTTGAAAAATGACGGATGGAATGAAGTTGTCGGATTTTTCGACAGGTTCCAGGTGGATAAAAGTAATCCACATATAGAGGTAAGAATCAGAGAGGTATAGGTATGGCACGTCCCAGACAGGACGGATTGCTCTATTTCTCATTCGACACGGATTTCTTCTATGCGGATCAGAGGATAAAGAGGCTGCATTCCAGATATGGAAGCGATGGCATGCTGTTTTATATCTATCTGCTGACGGAAATCTATCGGAACGGATATTACATAAAGTGGGATGGAGAGAGCGTGGAGAATGCCATGGATGACCTCCATCTCAAGGAAGGGCTCATAGAACAGGTGATGACATTCTTGGTTAGCCGGTCACTGCTTTGCAAAAGCACACTTGCTAATTCGGACACTATCATTACCTCGCCGGGGATACAGAAACGGTATCAGGAAGCTGTTAAAAGCCGGAAAAGAGACGTGTATGTTGATGCGGAAATCTGGCTTTTGGATGAAAAGGACACAGCTGCCTATATTAAAGTCGCCAATAATCAGAATAAATCCTGCGGAAATAAGAGTAAATCCTGCGGAAATAAGAGTAAATCCTGCGGAAATGACATAAAGGAAAGTAAAGGAAAGGAAAGGAAAGAAAATAAAAGGAAAGAAAAGGACATACCGCGCGCGGAGCAGTTTGAGGATTTCTGGGCGGCATATCCGAATAAGCAAAGAAGATACCAGGCAGAAAAGGCATACTGCGATCTGATACTGTCCGGAACGATATCCGAGCCTGAGCTGGTCGCGTCAGCTGTAAACTATGCGGAATATGTCAGGGAATCCGGCGATAAGATGTATCTTCCAAACAACTTTCTGGAAAAATGTATCTTTTCTGACTATCTGGAAGCGAAGCCTGAAAGCGGGCCGCCGAAAGTAGTGGGGCCGGAGCTGGAAGAAGAGCTGATAGACGATGAAGAGTGGTGGAAGTATGGGCCGAATGCCTGGGAGGGATAGGAGATGTATGAGTTTAAGCCAGATGATGCCTGGAATTTTGCAAGACATGTACACGCGCAGGCACAGGAGCGGAACGGGGAGTTGTTTTTCCGGGTCTGCCCATACTGCAATCCGAGACCTACACGGGACAACTTGAACTCGTTTTCAATCAACATGAAGACCGGCCAGTTCAAATGCCTGCGGTCATCCTGCGGAGTGACCGGAAATATGCTGACGCTTTCAAAAGACTTTGATTTCTCCCTTGGAAATGAGGTCGACGAGTATTACCGCCCTCGGAGGCAGTTCAGGAAACTAAAGTCGCCAGACAAGCCAATCGAGCCTAAGCCAGAAGCGATACGGTATCTGGCTGGCCGGGGGATATCCGAGGATGTCATAAAAAAGTACCAGATCACTGTCCAGACAGAGCATCCGGAGATACTTGTCTTCCCATTCCTGGACGATTCCGGGAAGATGCAGTTCGTGAAGTACAGGAAGACGGATTTTGACCGGGAGAAAGATAAAAACAAGGAGTGGTGCGAAGCAAACTGCAAGCCTATCCTGTTCGGGATGGCGCAGTGCGAGGGCTTCGACCAGCTGGTAGTCACGGAAGGCCAGATAGACAGCCTGTCAGTGGCGACTGCTGGAATCGGAAATGCCGTATCGGTCCCGACCGGGGCAAAGGGATTCACATGGGTGCCGTATTGCTGGGACTGGATAAACAGGTTCCGGGAGGTCGTAGTCTTCGGAGACCATGAAAAGGGCAAGATTACATTGCTTGACGAACTGTCGTCCCGCCTTAAATGCACCGTGAAGCATGTTCGGGAAGAGGATTACAAGGACTGCAAGGACGCAAACGAGATATTGCAGAGATATGGGAAAGGACAGCTCCGCTCTTGCGTCGATAACGCCGTGGCCGCACCAATACATAAAGTGATTGACTTGGCGGACGTGGAGCGGGTCGACATTTTCAAGCTGCCGAAGCTGCGGACGGGAATCAAGCAGCTTGACAGGCTACTATACGGGGGTCTTCCGTTCGGGGGCGTGACGCTGATATCCGGAAAGCCGGGAGAAGGTAAGAGCACCTTGGCCAGCCAGATCCTGATAAATGCGATGCATCAACAGCATAAATGCTTTGCATACAGCGGCGAACTTTCGAACTACCAGTTCCAGTCATGCATCGACTTCCAGGTGGCCGGGAGGGGGCATGTGATAGAGTATCAGAATTCCTGGGGGGACACGAATTACAATGTGTCGGACGCAAACAGGCAGCTTATAGCAGATTGGTACAAGGGGAGATGCTTCTTGTATGACAACCGGATGATTGATGGGGAGGAACAGGAGAGCCTGCTGGAAATCGCAGAAAACGTGATTCGGCAATATGGGGCAAGGGTAATCCTGTTGGACAACCTGATGACGGCTTTGGATTTGGATTCCGGCAAGGCGTTCGACAAGTACGACAAGCAGAGCCTTTTCGTGAAGAAGCTGGCGAGGCTGGCGCTCCGGTATAACGCGCTGGTTCTTTTGGTGGCGCATAAGCGGAAGAACAACTTTTCGGCAAATGAGAACGATGAGGTGAGCGGGAGCGGAGACATATCGAACCTTGCGACAGTCACGATATCTTACGAGAAGAACAGGGAAATCGGGGAGGGCCAAAGAGTCCTGAAAGTGTCCAAGAACAGATTGTTCGGAAAGACGAACACAAATGGGTTCGTCCTTGATTTTGACGAAAAGACACGGAGGATATACGGGCAGGGGGACAACTTGGATTTCGACTACGGATGGTGCAATAGTAGTGAGGGATTTATCCAGATTGATATGGATGCAGATTTTCCGTTCCAGTGAGGAGTGATGTATGAAAATAAAAGATGACGTGATTTTATTCCTCAGACGGAAACAAAGGCAGCTTATGGAAAGATATGCAATGCTTGAAAATATCCAAGTGGAGCATCCGGAACTGTATTCCTTGTGCCAAAGAGAAATGGATAGGGTGGATCGGAATGCGGAACTTATCCGTAGGAAGATATGCGAACTGGAAGAATCAGGGTAGGAGATTATCATGCGGGAAAAAATAGAGGGAATCCAGACAGTTCAAGGAACCTTGTGGAGCATGTACAAGGAATTCTTGACGGAAAAGGACAAAGAGTCGTATCGGAAACAGGCTTTGAAATTGGAATACGACTATGAGGGTGATTTGAAGTGGTTCTGCCGTAACCTGAACAGTGCATGGGAACCGGTGATAGATTTAATGGAACAGCGCTTGAAAAATGGGGATTCCATCGAGCAGATGCATGTATGCATTATGGATATCCAGAATTCTGCCTGGTCAGTATACAGGGCATTCATGAAAAACCATCAGATGCCTGAATATACGAAAGAATCTGCCGCGATTGTAGAAAAGTACAAAAACGATAAAGACATGATGCTGTTCGCACAGACTCTTATCCTGTCATGGGTACCGGTAATAAATGGGATGGCGGCAGATTTCAGGAATGGTGGTGATGCAACATGATAATGGACATTGGAGAAATTCGGCGGCAGTATAAATATGCGAAAGACAGAAAGAAATGCGTTGACATCCTTGCAGATTTGAATGACTGCAGCACAGGGGAAATACTTAACATTGTACATACCAAAATGGATGATCATGAAGAACGGCCCAAACCTGCAGGATGGCATCCAACACTAGAGCAGAAAGCGCTCATGGATAGATTGGACGAGTTGGACGCTATGATCAAGCCGTTGGAGGATGAATACAGACGGACAGCTGCAGAACTGATGAGGATTAGCGAGGAATAATAAAATTTCAGAAAGGAGCCGGAACCTTCCCGGGAATAAGGCGCGCCGGGTTCCTTGATGGAAATGGATATTTTTGAAAGTAGTTCAGGACAATTAAGCTTTTTAGAGCCAGATTTTATAAAGGATTCAGAATGCTCTGTCCTTACACCAGTAACATTTGGAAAACCAGATGTCCCTGTTTATGGAACAGGAAAGCGTATCGGACCGAGGATTGCCGGACGAACAGGGAGCGGCCACTTTGATGGCATCTATCTGGACAGGCTTTTGCCGTTGGAAGAATATGACCTGATTATTGTCCTGTTTTCCGGCGGTAAGGACAGCACAGCATGTTATTACAAGCTTCTGGAGCTTGGTGTTCCGAAAGAGAAAATAGAACTTTGGCATCATGATATAGACGGAGGGCATCCATCCCGGCGCATGGACTGGCGCTGCACCCAGAACTACGTAAAGAGCTTCGCAGATGTGGAGGAAGTGACTCTGCGAATATCGTATCGGGTGAACGGATTTTTCGGGGAGCTATACCGTATTGGTGCATCAGAGCCTATCGAATGGATTGATCCTGATACCGGAGAAGTAATACAGTGCAGGCTTTCTCAGAATTATCTGAAATGCCGAGAGCTGAAGGAGAAATGCACGGAAGATATGGAGGAAGCCCTGAAACAGTACGGGTACCGGATGAAATTCCCGGCAAAGAGTGGTGACCTGAGCCGCCGGTGGTGCAGCGCATACCTTAAGATTGCGGTGGCGGATTCCGTCATCAGCAACCTTGACTGGCTGGAACAGCTGGGTGAGCTTGGCGGGAAGCGGTTGAAATTTCCAGCAAAGGGAGGGACGCATCAGGGGCGCTGGTGCAGCGGGAGCCTGAAAGCAGCGGTCCAAGACAGTGTGACATCAAACCTTGATAAGACAAAAGAGAATGTGAAGGTATTGGTGGTATCCGGTGAACGCCGTGGAGAAAGCGCAGGACGGGCAATGTACAACGAAATGGAAATCCACCGGACGAACGCGGAGAAGAAAGCCCACCGGATTGTGCATCAATGGCGGCCAGTAATTGACTATTCGGAAAAGGACGTCTGGGAAGTTTTAAAGCGGCATCATGCCAATCCGCACCCCTGCTACCGCGCCGGATGGAACCGTTGCTCCTGCGCACAGTGCATATTCTCCACACCCAAGCTTTTTGCAGGTATCAGGGAACTGTATCCGGAAGAATATGCAGCACTGAAACAGGATGAGATAATCCTTGGATTTACACTGGACAATAAGTGTGATTTAGATACCTTTGTCGGGGATACCAAATCATGTGTTTACCATGGGGATGCAAGGGCGATACATAGCCTGATTACCGGAGAGTTTACGCCGGATGACGTGTATGTGAAAGGGGAATGGAAATATCCTGCGGGAGCGTTCCATGGAGCGGAAGGAGGGCCCTGCTGATGAGGATACCATTGCCGTGCAGATTTGGCGGGAGTGCTGACTGCGAAGGGATGACCCTTCCGCTTAGCGGGGTGTCCTGGTTCAAGTGGTCATGGGGGATGGAATATACCTATTTCTTTTCCATTGGTGATAAATGGCATGGCACAAGGTTCTATTCGACACTTGATACAGCGCAGCCTTTTGGAATCGACATACCGGATCCCTTATTGATTGATAAACCTATTAAGGAACATGGATTCCCTCTAAAAGGAACCGGCTATGCTTGGGGAGTGAACTATTTAGACGGCAAGACATACATCGATTTTGTCATGACAAGCAGCTATCAGGCACACATAAGAGTTCAGTGTGATGAAAAGTGGGAATATGTTCCAAACGGGGACATCATCTTCCCGCCTAGCTGGGACACGGAAGAGAAGAGAGGAGGGGCTGTACTGAAAGGATATAGAACCGGCCTGAATAAAGAGAGGGCGGAAAAGGGACAAGAAGGAAAGCAGATGTCTATATTTGATTTTATGGAATAACGGAAAGGATGGATAAGGGAAATGATGAGCAATAATATTAGCTGGCTTATGACAACACCGCCTGGTGATTGCAATTTTATAAGTGCATTGAAAAGAGCTACTGATGAAGAAATCCAAGCAACAATCTCCAATCTTGACGGAAAGAGCGGAGTCAAGACCAAGTTAAAGGCGCTGGAAGCAGAATTGCGAAGAAGAGCAAGGCGGTGATACCATGTGCAGAAAATGCCACACCTGCCTATGCCGGACATGCGTAACTGTATGCGGAAAATGTGCGGAATGTAAAGAAAAAATTACATACTGCAAAGATTACAACGGATTTGAGCAGATGAGCATTTTCAACATACCGCAGGAGCCACAATATCAGGGAACGCCCCGGCACTCATTAGCATACTACGGCTTGACAGATGAAAGGGTAGAGGAATTAGAAAAACTTATACAGTTTGGCAGATATGCCTCTCTCGCTTCACAGGCGGCTCATACAGCCAACGAAATGATAGCAGAGTATATTTTACTGTCTGTCACTCAAAACAAGTCCTATGACGCTTTAAGGGTGAAATGGGAACTGAAAGAAATGGAGCGGATTCCGTACTGCCGGACGGATTTTTATGGGATTCGGAGATATTTTTTTAGTATATTTAACGAGAAAATGAAGGAGATAGGGAAATGAGTTTTAGGGTAAAGGGGATTAATGGGATATGCCATCACGCATATGATAATCCTAAAGTTATATGCTTTAGGGATGTTACTGATGATGCCCATGTGTCTTATTGGTATGAATGGCAAGGAATAAGCCAAAGCATTTCTATGGAACAATTTTTTGTGGAAGTAGGGAAATGCGGATTGAGCGCGGAGAAGCTTTCGGTCAGAGCATTTGAAGATGAAAGCGGAATCATTATAGACTATGGATTGCGGCATCAGTTTTGGATTCCGAAAATTGTTATTGATAACAATGATTGGGATTTAGAGTATCTTCGAACATCAATCTGGGACAGACTTGACAACCAAGATATAGGGCTGAAACCATGCCCGTTCTGCGGCGGAAAAGCGAAGATTATGGTGGTGCAAGAATTAAGACTTGGTGGAGATGAAGGATTTGTAATTCAATGCGAAGACTGCTACATGAATACAGCTTCGATTAATGGTACATATTCCGCAAACTCAACGGATGTCATAGAACTGTGGAACAGAAGGATATAATTTGGTACAACTCCCCCTAAAATCTCCTGTACAATAGAATTGGGAGATTTAGGGGGATTGTGGAAAGGTGGGAGAATATGAAAGCAACGGGAATTATTCGTAGAGTTGATGATTTGGGAAGAATTGTACTCCCCAAAGAGATAAGAAGAAAATTTGGAATCACAGATGGAATTCCGATGGAGATATTTACTAATTCTGATGGGATAGTTTTAAAGAAATACAACACGTCAGAAGAATTGTTAAGCGTAGTTTCTGTTTTGGAAGAAGCTGTTGACGATTCTGTTGATGCTTTGGAAAGAGAAAAAGTGTCTGAAATTCGTGAACATATCAAAGAGATAAGAAATGTCCTGAAATAGGGGGATTGTGGATGGAAAGGGAGAATGAGACTGATTGATGCAGATGTTTTTATTGAATATCTGGGATTGGATGCAGAAAACGCGAGAGAAGATAATCTTGGGGAAATTGTTACTCTCGAAGATTTTGATAGACAGCCTACTGCCCATGATGTGGATAAGGTTATGGAGCATGTAAACGATTTGGTAAAGCCGACAGCGCAGTATAGACATAATTTCTGCGGAACGGTTACAGATGAACATTGCGTCAAGTATGATGGATGCGAGTCGTGTATGGCAGAGCAAATTTGCAAAGTTGTCAAATCCGGTGGAATTGAATGAAATCGGTGATTGTATGGGCGGTGGTTGAATGAATAAAAGAATTGCTAAAAAACTGAAAAATCGTTATTGGTTTAATTCATATCGTAAATTTAAACAGAAAATGGAGGAGTTGGACAAGGATTATGAAGAATATCTTGAATCATTAAAAAGACCAAAGACCGAGGAAGAAAAGTATTGGGATAAATTTTGGGAGGATTTTATTGGTTGAATGGATAAGCTAACTCCAAAGCAGAAAGCAAAGGTGAGGGTATGGCAAGGTTTAATAATGAAATCATTACAGATGATGAAGTGATAAGGGAAAAAGCTAAAAAAGAGTGCGGAATGTACTTGCAAGCGTGTTTATCAGCAGGAGAACTCGAAGATTTGAAAGAGGACTGGAAAGAAGCTGGAGGGGTTAAAACTATTCCGTGGTGGAAGTTTGCTTTTGATAATATTAAAGTTTCGTACAATCAGAAAGCGGAAGATTGAGGTGAGAGAAAGTGGCGCACCATGAACATTAAGCAGACAACAAACAAACTCCAAAAAGCACTGATACAGCGTGGCTATATCTATAAAATCAACACATACCAGTTCTACAGCGAACAGCAGAACCGCATGATTACCGGCTACCGCATTACGCAGAAACAGCCGTACCGTAAGAAAAACGGGGAAATGTCTAAGAAAGATGTGGAGCTGCTGAATAGCTGTTCTCAGGTGGAAGTGTTGAAGTGGTTTGCGGAGAAGTGGAAAGAGGTAAAAGAAAGTAGTGGTTAAATGGAAAAACTAACGCCAAAGCAAAAGGCATTTGCAGACAATTATATAAAAAATGGTGGAAATGCCGAAAAAGCGGCGTTAGACGCAGGGTATTCAAAAAATTACGCAAAAGCACAATCATATAAAATGTTGGACAATGTCGGAATTTCCACCTATATAGCGGAAAAACAGAAAGAAATCGAAAAACAGAACGGTTACGACATTATGACCTTGACCGAGATTCAGGAGCGGCGTTCAAGAATCGGTAAAGGATTGGAAGTGGATTCTTTCGGATTCGCCGCCGACTTTTCCAGTCAGTTAAAGGCAATGAGCGACCTTGAAAAGATTTTGCTTATTAAACAGGAGCAGGAAGAAAAGCAGAGAGCGGCAGAAGAAGCGTTGCGAAATAAGACTTATCACATGGACTTGGACAATATCCCGGACGCTTTTCACGCCGCTATCCGTGCGATAAGGAACCGTGTGTATCTGGAATACATATTCAAGGGCGGGCGTGGTTCTACGAAGTCCTCCACTGTCGGAATGGTGATTGTGGAGCTCCTCAAAAATCACCATGACATACACGCTCTTGTCTGCCGTAAGGTTGCGAACACTATCAAGGATTCTGTCTATAACAAGATTAAGTGGGCGATAGGAAAGCAGGAATTTGACGAGGAATTTACTTCCACAAAATCACCATATGAAATCACGCTGAAAGCCACGGGGCAGAAGATATATTTCAGAGGTGCAGACGACCCGGACAAGATTAAATCTATCAACCCGGAGTTTGGCTATATCGGTATCCTGTGGTACGAGGAATTAGACCAGTTCGCCGGAGATTCCGAAGTACGAAAAATAGAACAGTCTGCTATCCGTGGCGGCGAGTTGGCGTGGATATTCAAATCATTTAACCCGCCAAAGACCGCCAACAACTGGGCGAATGAGTATGTGCAGGAGGTTGGAGAAAATACTCTTGTCCACAGCTCCACATACAAAGACGTGCCTAAAGAGTGGCTAGGGCAACCATTTATTGATAAGGCGGAGCATTTGAAAGAAATCAATCCAGAAGCCTACGAGCATGAGTACGGCGGCGTGGCGAATGGTAACGGCGGTATGGTGTTTGAATATCTTGAATTTCGGACGATTACGGACGAAGAAATCAGCCACATGGACAAAATTTTTCAGGGGGCTGACTGGGGATATTTCCCTGACCCTTACGCATTTATCAGAGCTTATTACAATGCTTCAAAGGAAACAATCTATCTGATTGATGAAAACTATGTCAATAAGCAGCAGAACGCAGTAACGGCGCAATGGATAAAGGATAAAGGCTATACAGATTATGCTGTCACTTGCGACAGTGCAGAACCTAAATCCGTGGTGGATTATCGGGACATGGGGATATCTGCAAGGGGAGCAATAAAAGGTCCCGGTTCCGTTGAATATGGTATGAAGTGGTTGCAGAGTAGACATATTGTTATTGATATGAAAAGGACGCCGAACGCCGGAAAAGAGTTAAAAGAATATGAGTATGAAAGGGATAAGGACGGAGAAGTTATTTCCGGCTATCCTGACGCAAATAATCACGCAATAGACGCTTTGCGGTATGCGTTTGAGCAATTCTATAACAGGAGAGGAAATCACGCATAATGGGAATAATACAATCAATAAAAAGGTGGTGGGACAGTTTGTGGCAGAAAGAAGCGCATGACAAATTCGGGGTTGAAACAATCGAAAGCGACGTGATGAAAGCGGCTCTTAATGATTGGGTGAATATCTACCAGGGAAAGCCGGACTGGACACTGCCGGACGACAGAGGGAACATTGACATAGAATCCTTTAACTTTGCAAAGAAGCTGTGCAACGAAACCGCAAGGCTTACCACGCTTGCACTGGGTATCACTGTAGAGGGTTCTGCAAGGGCAGAATGGATAAATAGCTTCATGGAAAGTTATATTGCACGGATGAAGAATGAAGAATGCGAGAAGGCCTGTGCTTTTGGGTATATCATCTTAAAACCTAACGGTGAGGGCATAGATTATGTCATGCCGTGGGATTTCTGCCCGACGCACGCCACGGACGGGAAGGTTGACGGAGGTATATTTTTCGACCATTACCATGAGCCAGGAGATAAATGGTATTATACAAGGCTTGAATGGCAGAGGTTCGAGGACGTATCAGAAGATTTTCGGATATTCCGAATAACTAACAAAACGTACAAGGCGACCGGGGCGACCGGCATAGGGCAGGAGTGCAGCATAAAAGAAACCGTGTGGGTGAATTTACAGGAGGACGTAGCATACCAGAATATTGAGCAGCCGCTTTTCTCCATCTTCAAAATTCCGTTAGCCAATAACATTGATATGAGTAGTCCTCTTGGCGTGTCTATCTTCTCCAATGCACAGAAGGAATTAAAGAGCCTGGATATTGCTTGGACGCGCTTAGAAGATGAAATATTTGACAGCCAGAAGATTACATTCCTAGGTGACATGCTGATAGATGAACCTGGCCGACCAGTAAGAAGCCGGTTCTCTCCCGGCGGTGCGGTGGACAAGACTGGGAAACCATTGCCCCGTCATGTGCGTATCTTGCCTGGTAGCACTACGGGAGATGAATACCACGAAGTAAATCCGGCATTGCAGACAGCGGACAGATTGAGCGGAATAGACCACTTTTTAAATCTTGTCGGTGTGAAGTGTGGATACAGTACAGGGCAGTTTGTGTTAAACGGTAGGACGGGGCACGTTACCGCAACACAGGTGGAAGCAGACGACCGGGAGACCATACAGTACATAAAGCAGATACGGGACAGCTTCCAGTCGGCTACGGACGGACTTATCTATGCGCTGGATAAATACGCTGATATATACAGCCTTGCGCCGGTTGGGGTGTACGAGGTAAATTATGACTTTGGGGATATCACGTACAACTGGGAGGAGGATAGGTCAAGGCACTGGGGATACGTTATGCAAGGGAAATATCCTCTCTGGCTTTACTACACAAAATTTGAGGGCATGAGTGAAGAGGAGGCTAAACTACTTGTGGCAGAAGCCAAAAGTGAGAATGAGCCGCAGGAAGGATTGTTTGGAGAGGAATAGGGAATGTATGAATGGAAAGTAACTATTATTTTGAAAAGCGGCAATATACTTAAAGGAATATATAAAACAGATAAGTATAACAGCGAACAGGTAGCAAAAGAAATGTTCCAAAATGTCAATTCTAATTCTGTTACAGGCTTTTCATCAGAAGATGGAAAGGAAAAAATATTCTTTTTATTGTCAGAAGTAGCAGCTTTTACAATCGGAGTGTGATTTTATGAAAATCAGACAGCACATAGGGAATGTCGATATAAATATTGACACTAAGCGGATAGACCGAAATTTTAAAGAAGCCCAAAAATTGCTGAATATGCAAGTGGTGGCCGACTGCGACCCTCTGATACCATTCCAGCAGGGAACGCTCCGTAACAGCGTGAATTATCCGCAGGGGATATATGGCGGCGAGATTGAGTATAACACACCTTATGCACATTATCAGTATAAAGGTGAGGTATATGGTCCAAATATCCCTATAAAGGACGCAGAGGGCAATATAACCAGCTGGTACTCTCCACCAAAGAAGAACCCGACAGGGCGACCTCTTACATACCACACATCAGGGACGGGAGACCATTGGTTTGAAAAAGCGAAAGCGCAGCACGGTGATGATTGGGTAAGGTTGGTAAAAAGAACCGCAGGAAAGGAATGATATTATGATTAAGTATTTTGAATATGGAGTACATAGAAATTCTGATGATACTCTGGAAATTGAAGCGTACTTGATTGATGATGTTATCAATAATTATGCAGAGGAAAACGGATTAGAAGTTGTTTCAGCAACTTGCTATAAGGAAGAGGGAATATTTGTTGTATTTAAGAAGATGAATGGATAGATTTAGTCAAGAGGACAGCAGGAAAGGAGTAGTGGAATGAAAAATTTTAGAGGATGGCAACCAATATCAGAGTATAGCAGAGAAAAATATGATTGGGTGCTTATTAAGTATTTTGACGGGGAGGAAGAATGTCTGCCACAAGTTGCAGAGTTAAGGTCTGACGGAAAGTGGCATATAAGCACAGACTTTGACGGAGATTTTGTTATACCGTCACAGTTTGATGTTAGATACTTTTTCGATATGCAACAGCTTGACAGGATGGATTGAGCTATGTTGCCGCCGGAATACTTCGACCACAAAGAGGATAGATTGCTTGAACTCTACCGACAACTCGAAAACTTTATCCTCAAAGACATCACCCGACGCCTACTCTCCGCTGGGGAAATGACCGCAACCGCCGACCGCCTTATCTGGAAATTGCAGCAGATGGGCGAGAGCCAGGCGGCGATTGAGCAGAAATTGCAGAAGTTGACGGGTCTGACACGAAAAGAACTTCGCTTCCTCCTGCAAGATGCCGTTCTGACTTCGTGGGAGGACGATAGAGCAACTTTAGGACAGTTAGGCATAGAATTATCGAACCCACTTGAAAATGCCGCTGTAATCCGTATTATGGACGCTGAATATAAAAAGAGCTTAAGTGAATTAACGAACCTCACACGAACGACCATGAATCAGTCGCAGATTGACCTTATAAATATGCTTGATGAAGCTGATTTGAAGGTTTCTTCTGGTGCACAAAGCTATTCAGAGGCGGTATGTGATATTCTGGATAGGTATGCTGTCCGAGGGATATATGTGGATTATCCGAGTGGTGCACGCCGGACACTGGAAGCGGCGGTTAGATTGTGCGTTGTCACATCAATGAACCAGACAGCAGCACAGGTCACGAATCAGTACATAGTTGAGGGCGGAATTGAGTATGTCCTTGTATCGGCGCATCTGGGGGCGAGAGTGGCGCAGAAAGGACAGCCAGCTCTTGCTTCTCATGCAGACTGGCAAGGCAAGGTGTATAAAATCCGAGGGACCACATCAGAATACCCGAATTTACTGGAACGGACAGGCTATGATGTGGACCCGAACACCGGGCAAGGGACCGTTAAAAATCCGCTTGGATTACACGGATACAACTGCCGGCACTCACACAAGCCTTGGGATAAGCTCCTACGCAATCCCTATGTGGACGAAAAAGGCAATCTGAAAATAGACAGCGAGGAAAACAAAAAGCGGTATGAACTCCAACAGAAACAGCGTGCAATGGAGCGGAGTCTGCGGGCATGGAAACGAAAGCTGATTGTGAAAGAGCAGGAAATATCCGGCGTGGCAGAAACGGACGTTAAGGAGATATTGCAGAGGGATTATGACCGCATGGCGTACCAGCTCACACAGAAAAACAAGGCGTACAACGATTTCTGCAAACAGAACGACTTGCAGCCGCAGTATGACCGCATAAAGGTAGCTGATTTCGGCAGGGAGCAGACAAAGCGGAGTAATGCTGGGGCAAGGAGATATAAGAAAGAAAAGGAGAAGGAAGAATCATGATGGACGTTAAAGACGCACATAAGGTAACTGATAATTTGTGGAAAAGACCATTTATATGCCACGAGAATTACATTGAGCTGGACAATGGATATGTGATTGCGAAGAAAGAGTATTTTAATGAGTTACAGAGAAAGGCAGAGAAAACCTCTGAATAATTGGTACAACCCCCGCACGAATCTGTTGTAAAATTGTGGTAGGAGGTAGGGAAGATGAGTATAATAAGCGAACAGGTAAGAGAACTGCGTTATAAAGCTGATATTTACAACGCTGTCGGGAGCGCATGGGAATTAAACCGTGCGGAGGCAAAGATATTACAGAGATTGCTTAGAAAAGCCGCTGACACCATAGAGGCATTATCCAAAAAGTTGGCGACAAACGGCGGCTGGATTCCATGCAGTGAGCCGCCAAAGCATGACAAAGAAGTTTTGATATTCAACGGGAAATCATACTCTGTGGGATATTATGATGGGAAAACATGGGTAAATGCAATACACCCCGTGGAATGGCAGGAGATACAGCATGAATAATAGATGGGTAGAATATAACAGCAATCCTTTAAAAAGACGTGTCGGCGACTGCGCCATTCGTGCGTGCTGCAAGGCTACAAACCGCACATGGAATGAAGTCTTTGACGACCTTGTGCAGATTGCGTACCGTCAAAAGGATGTTTTGTCAGCAAATAAAGTATGGGGTGAATACCTGGCAGATAACGGCTATGTTCGCTATGAGCCGGATTACCCTATGGACGTTTACAAATTTTGCTGCAACTTTCCGCATGGTACATACGTTCTTGGGCTTGACGGTCATGTAGTGACGGTGGTGGACGGGCGGTTCTATGATACTTGGGATTCGTCCGGGAAGAGTGTGATTTATTTTTGGGAGAGGGGATAGGCATTGACAAGGAAAGAAGCTATAGGAGAATTTCAAGTACAGATAAGCACTCTTGAAAGCATGATTGCGTATAATAATGACTTTGAACCCAAAAGTGATAATTCAAGGCTGATAGAGAGAATGGAAGCGGCGAAAGTGGCTATATCTGCATTGGAAGAATTGGAACGCTGGCACACCGACCGTATCAATGAGAAAATCAAGAATCCGTTTGCATGGACTTCTACCTCTATTTGCCACAACTGCGACCATAAAGACGAATACATAGAGGAATTGGAAACAGAGATTCAAGAGTTGAAACAGAAATATGAGATTGCAACCACTCCCTAAAATTGCTATAATGAGGGAAATACAGAGCGGAGGTTTGGGAATGGAAATGCCAGTAATAATAGGCTCATTGGTGATACTTGGTGAAATATCAATTTTGGCTTTTATGCTGATGAAAGAGTGGTTTCTTCCGTTTGTCGGTCAATGTGTTTGTGATTTTTGTGGAAAGGTTAAGGGAAGATATGGAAAATAGGGATAATGTGAAGGAAAAAGAAAACGGCGCAACCGATGTATTGGGCGCACTGGTTAAGCAGCTTAAAACAATGTGGATAGTGATTGTTCTTTTAATTATTCTGCTTGTCGGAACAAATATGGCTTGGTTGTATGTGTTCCAGTCCTATGACTATGTATCACAGGACGGCGAGGGATATAATTATTACAACAAAGAGATTGAAGGTGATGTGCATAATGGGACAGAAGATAAGAAGCAAGAAGAAGGGCAGAACTAGGGGAACTAAGAAGAAAAGAAAGTAGCGGTGGCATGAGGAAGAAAAAAGAAAAGGAAGTTGAAGGATTTGTCAAATGGGAGTTGGAACTTTTTAAAAATGAGTGCAATTTCACGCCGGACGAATCCATGTTCTTTGATTTGAGGAATGAGGGCGATGGAATGAGTTTTGAAGAAATCGCCGGTCAAATGGGATATTGCATGACTAAAATCAATAAACTTTCTGAATCCGTCACCAAAAAGATTATAAAGGTATTGCCGCTTAAAGAGGCATTTTTCAAGAAATACCGCGATAAATACGGAGAATAATTGAATAAAAAACGCAACAAAAACGAGGGTTTTCCGAGTATGGGAAACTCTCTATTTTTATGCAAAAATTTACCCATAGAAAGAAATCGGAGGGCATTCAGATGGCATATTCAAATCAATACCAACCATATCAGTACCAATATGCGCCACAGGTGCAGCCGCCTATGGACAGGCTGGCGCAGTTGCAGGCGCAGCAGTATCAGCCTATGCAGCAACCAGCACAATCAAATCAATCATTGATTTATGTGCAAGGAGAGGCGGCGGCTAAAAGCTGGATTGTAGGAGCCGGGCAGTCCGTATTGCTGATGGACAGTGAGAATCCAGTGTTTTATATCAAATCTGCAGATGCTTCTGGGATTCCGTTGCCGCTTCGGGTATTTGATTATACAGAACGCAATCAGAGTATGCCGCAGAACGCACCACAATCCGTAAATCCGGCTCAAATAGATTTAGATAGACAATATGTCACAAGAGCGGAATATGACGACTTGCAGGGAAAATATGCGGAGATTTTGGACAGACTGAATAACTTTCCTGTCAATATTTCAACTGGCGATGATACCAAGAGAACAACGGCAGGAACAAGCAAGCCAAGAAATAAGGGAGGGAATGCTAATGAGTAGTCCGGTTTTCGGAGCAATGGGCGGTCGGGGCGGCGGAAATATGATGCAGCAGTTCCAACGCTTTATGCAGGAAATGAAAGGGAAGAACCCACAGGAGGAAATAAATAAGCTGCTCCAATCTGGAAAAGTAAGTCAGCAGCAACTTAATCAAGTACAACAGCAAGCCCAGCAGATGCAGGGGATGTTTAAAGGATTTTTTAAGTAGATACATAACTTTGCGCAAAGTTTGTAAATAAATTTCAAGGAGTAAAAACATGATGGAATCAGGAGTACCAATTACGATGAACGTAGAGCCTAGTGGCTGTAATAACAATAACGGCGGCTTCGGCGGAGATTGGGGCGCATGGATTATCCTTTTCCTTATCTTTGGTATGTTCGGCTGGGGCGGTTTCGGCGGCTTTGGTGGAGGATTCGGCGGAAATTCCGCAGGATTACAGGGAGCTTTAACCCGCGCGGATATCAATGAAGGATTTGCCCTTAATAACTTGCAGAGCGGTATCAATGCCATTCAGCAGGGCATCTGTGACAGCACCTATGCACTCACAAACGCCGTAAACAGCGGCTTCAACAGCACGCAGATGGGAATGATGCAGGGATTTAACGGTGTTGAGCGTGGATTTTGCAACCTGTCCAGTCAGATTTCCGATTGTTGCTGCCAGACGCAGCGCGCGATTGACGGCGTGAACTACAACATGGCGAAGAACACATGTGATTTACAAAATACCATGAATGTAAACACACGCGACATTATCGACAGCCAGAACGCAGGCACAAGGGCAATCCTCGACTATCTGTGCCAGGAGAAGATTTCTGACTTACAGGCAGAGAACCAGACGCTGAAACTGGCAGCATCCCAGGCGAACCAGAACGCAACACTTATGGCAGCCATGGACGCTAACACGGCGCAGATTATCCGCAGAACCGGCAACGACTGCCCTATTCCGGCATATGTCGTACAGCCCCCGGCGCAGGTATCTTTCCCGACAAATTGTTGCGGACAGTTCAACGGCGGCGGTTGGGGCGGTAACTGCAATCAGTGTTGCAACTGCTAAAAATGATACACAACCTTGGGTTTTTGAGTTTGATATGGATGGAATTGGAAGAGTGACAGGTACTTCTCAAAGCATAAATTATTGGGGGAATGACAGGGATCAGGATGACTATGATTATTGGTGGTATTGGGTTAAGGATAGTCAGGGACATGCATATAAAACATCAAAAACACACTATGCAGATGGAAATCTTCAGGGACTAATGGCGGCACTGACGGGAAAAAAGGGTTCGCCAGATGTAGAAGGGCTTTTGACACCTGCAAATGGAGGGGATTGCGACAGCGGTGGCACTATAGAGATAAATTTTAACTTACAGGCTGACAATGACTATACTTATGGAAATGGGCAACAGAGCAAATATGTTGGATCTTATCATTTGAGATTGAATGTATCCCCAAGTGATACAGAGCAGTCAATATTAGATAAGATAAAAAGTGCATTGAATGGAAACACAGTTATTGATTTGCAGACGAGCAGTTCGCCAGGTAGTTATTATCATAATAATCATACGGATTATCATAGGTCTTTGATTATAGTAAAGGATCTTAGACCTGAGGAGAAGTATGATAACATTAATCTGTCAATTCATAGTGGTGCAAATGTGATAGATAAGATTCCAATAGAATATGAATGTCTTCGCCTTGCGACACTTGGTATGAGAAATACCAATGTGCTGACAGAAGATACTGCAGTGAGAACAATTGATGAGGTGTCTGGCGCTCTTCAAATTGTTAGCAGG